CCGTCGATCAAATAAAAGTCTTTCAGTTCAAACTGAATCCAATGTTTTTCGCGTCCGTGACCGGCGCTCCATTTTGTATGCCACAATGTATCCGCTTTTCCGTCCAGAACATTCGACGCCTCCTGACCCGATTGAGCCGAACCTGCCGCAGCGCTCATCTGATCTGTCGCAATATCTCTTGCCGCATCCGAAGGATCTACTCCGATGTATCCCATTTTAACATCCATATCTCCCGAACTTACGCACAAATCATTTGCATTTTTTACTGTGCCTGTTTCATCGCAGATAATTTTTGGTCCTTTAAACTGAATAGTTCCTTCATCGCCTTTTTGTACAGTGTATTCAAATACTAACTCCTTGTCGTCATTCCCACCGGATACATAGTTTGCATAACGGCCTTTACCATTTAACATAAATCTGAATTTCGGTGTTCCTTGCACAGTGACATTCTGATCTGTTTTCACTGTGATCACATATTTATCTCCCGGGAGCGTATAAGCGTGATCGTCTGTTTTTTCCACTTTGTATGTAACAGCTGTAATCGTCGGACTCAATAAATTCACTTCATCTTTAATATACTCTAAATTAAACGCAGTAAATTTGATCGTATTCTGATGTTCATAGAGAAGTCCCATATTTCCGTCTTTCATTTTCGTCAGACACGAATATGCATAATTATTAGGACAGAACATTTTCTCTTCTACCCAGTCTACAGAAAAACTATCCTTTGTTTCTGTCACTTCTCCGATTCGCAATGTTCCGTTATTTCTTCCTGTCCCTCCCGGATTCGACATGATCACTCTGTCTTTGCCGCCTGTTCCGTTTTTATCATAATATAAAACAGATAACTGACAGTATACTTCCGGCGCCGTTGTATCGATCGGATCACTCCATGTCGCTCCTCCGTCTGTACTTCTTGAAACAACAACTTTTCCGTTTCCGCGTGTATTTCTCATAAACTGAAGCAAATTTCCGCTGCTTAGTTCAATGATCTGACTTTCTGTCAGTTCACTGATGCCGACCGGATTTTGCGAAGAAGTCTCCTGTCCGTCTTTGTTGATTCTTCCGTCATTCGGAGATTCTCCTCTATGCCATGTTTTTCCGCCGTCATCACTGTAAACACAAGCCGAAGACTGGAATCCTATACCGCTTCCGGCAATCGTATAATAAATCGGGAATATAAGTCTTCCCGGATGCTTTTCATCATACTGAAGCTGAACTCCGAATCCAGGACCGACACCGCAAAATCTCATCCAGTCTTCTTTTACCTGCGGCGTAATGTCTACCGGTTCGCTCCACGTCATACCGTCGTCATCGCTATAACTTAGCCACAAATAGCATGTCTGCTTAGGATGAAGCGGAGCGGAATCGTTGTTCTTAGAAGCGCTTCTCAAATAAATATTTCCCACATATTTACCGGATTGATACAGATCGCCTTTTTCGTGGTATCCTTGTTTATCATTTCCTTCAAACTGTTTTACCACATAATCGGTTTTGCGATTCTCCTTATCAAATACTTCTCCGTTCTCTCGAAGCGTATATTGATTATTGTCTTTATCATAAAGCGCCAGATAATCTTTTCCATCTACTTTCACATAGCCTGTTCCCGTTTCTTTGATCGAATATGTACCCTGGCTTCCATTCGTCGATTCCGGCATCATATCTACAAGCATCCAGACACGCCCCGGATTTTTTCCGTTTTCGCCCTCTGCGATCAATGCCGGGTCAATCGTATACGCAGATTGTGTGCCGTTAAAATAGGATTGTGATTTCAGATCGATTACATCGATCGGCTCTTCCCATGTCAGTCCGTTATCTGTACTTCTTCTGACAACTGTATCAATATTTCCCCAGTCGGACCAATGTGTATTTCTTTGATCGGCTGCTGCGATCAGAGTTCCTTTGCTCGTTGTAACCATTGCGGGAATACGGTAATTATAAGAATCATAATCGCCCATATCATAAATACCGTACTCGCCTGTCTTATAGACGTTCTCTCCGTATTCCGGTTCATCCTGCGGCAAAGTACGTCTATGAAGCTCCATAACCTGTTCCGCATTTAACGTTTCATCAAACACATTGACGCTGTCGATCGTTCCGTAGAACGGCCATTTCGCGCCCGGCGTCTTATTCGTTCTGCTGATTCCGCCAAGCGTAACCATATCCGGAGTCCAATCTCCCTTCAGCAAATGCGTTGTCTCGAATTTTCCGATGGATGCTCCGTCTAAGTAAAACTCTGCATGTGTGCCGTCAAAGGCATATGTCACCGTATGCCACTGGGCATTATTGACAGATTTTCCGTCTTTGAGCGTAATATATTTATCCCCTTTTCCCTGCACTTCATATCCGATCCGATTGTCCTTCGGCTTAATATAGAGCGCTCCGTACTCTTTATCCGCATTGCTGTTCGACAGCGATAATAATCCGTAAATCGTTTTGCCTACAGCCGCCTCGTTCAAGCGATATGCAAAAGAAAACGTTCCTTTTTTCAATCCGGAAATTGTCTCTTTTTGCTCCGGAAGCTGAACCATCTTTCCTTCTGTTCCGTCAAAAGTTTTTCTCTGATAAGTAAAAATCGGTGTTCCTACAGAAACTGCACCGTGATCTGCCAGGATCTGATCTTCGGAAGCCGCTTCATTATACAGTTTTACCTGCTTGATACTTCCGGTAAAAGGATAACTGTTTCCCGAAATCCGTTTTGCGCCTCCAAACGTCACAGAAGTCGGTTCCCACTCCATTTTATCAACAAAATTAGTCTCGTCAACTTCCCACTTCTGTACAAGTTGTTGATCCAAATATACTTTATAATAGTTGTCCTTTTCTACCGCAAGCGTGATCGTATGCCATTGATCATCCGCAAGATTCACATTATCTACCGTAAAATTTCTGTGATCATTTACAGTTGCGTTTTTACGGAATTCAAAGCCGATTTTATTTCCGCCGCTGATATACAAAGACATGTAATGATTCGCATGCTTGTCTCCGTTGATCGCGGCCAGCGCCTGCAAATTAGTACTGCCTGTCTTAAAACTCAGCGTGATTGTACCACTTCCCAAATCGTTTACAAAAGACACGTCTTCTTGTGGTATTTCAAAACGTTGATCAATGCCTTGAATCTGCTGTTCTTCACTCAAATACTCCTTGCACAAAATTTTTGCCGTTTCTGCATCTGCCGCTGTCTCAATTCCTTCCGCACCTTCATTTTGAGCAAAAACAGGCATGGCGCCTTGGGTCACCATAGCGAGTGCCAAAAGGACCGCCATTATTTTTTTCTTCATGCTCATCTCTCCTTCTTTCAATGAAATATATTACAAATTATAGCATGTTTTCGTTTTCTTTTTTGTGCAAAAATGTTGCTTTTATTTTTACTTTTTGTATAATGCGGAACATTTGATGTTATTTTGCATAATCAAGTTGATATATATATCACTTCAAAAGACATAACTCCCAATATCAAAAATCACCGGAAGTGCCAAAAAGCATCTTCCGGTGATTCTATTCACATGACCTACTTCTGAACGATATTGATTATTTTTTTCGGTACATAAATTTCTTTGACGATCGTACCTGTCAGTTTATCGGCTACCGCTTCTTTTCCGGCGGCGATTGCCTCATCTTTTGATGCATCGGCAGAAATACTGATAACAGCTCTTGTCTTTCCGTTAATCTGTACCGGCACTTCAATCTCGTCATCTTTCATTGCACTTTCGTCATATGACGGCCATCCTGCTTTAAAAATTGTTTCTCCATGGCCAAGCTGCTCCCACATTTCTTCGGCAAAATGCGGTGCAAACGGAGAAAGAAGAACCGCGATTGTTTCTAATGTTTCTTTATCAATTCCGCCTTCCTTTTTCGCCATTTCAATAAACTTGTTGTTATACTCCATAAATCCCGAAATTACAGTATTCAAACTGAAACTTTCCAGACGATTTGTAATATCATAAACCATTTTATGGCGAAGTTTTATCATCTCTTTTGTCGGCTGAACGTCTGCTTCTTTACTGTCCATAAGCAGATTCCAAAGACGTTTCAGGAAACGGTTTACTCCGTCGATTCCTCTGTCGTCCCATTCCGCATCCAACTCCGGCGGTCCTACAAAAAGCTCGTACATTCTTAACGAGTCGCATCCATAATCATTCACAAGAGCATCCGGCGAAACGACATTTCCTTTTGATTTACTCATCTTAATTCCGTTCTTTCCGGTGATCATTCCCTGATTGAACAATTTGTGGAACGGTTCGTCAAAATCTACTACTCCGATATCATACAAAAATTTTGTATAAAACCGAGAATACAGAAGGTGAAGCACGGCATGTTCTACGCCTCCGATATACATATCTACCGGCAGCATCTCATCTGCTTTTTCTCTGGACACTAATTCTTTATCGTTTTTACTGTCTACATAACGCAAGAAATACCATGAAGATCCTGCCCATTGAGGCATCGTATTTGTCTCACGCTTTGCAGGTTTTCCACATACCGGACATGTACAATTTACCCATTCTTCAATTCCTGCAAGCGGTGATTCTCCTGTTCCTGTCGGCTCATAGGAATCTACGTCCGGAAGCGTAAGCGGAAGTTCCTCTTCCGGTACCGGAACATTACCGCAGTCAGGACAGTGAATGATCGGAATCGGTTCTCCCCAGTAACGCTGACGTGAAAATACCCAGTCACGCAGTTTAAAGTTGACTGTTGCTTTTCCGAATCCGCGCTCTTCTATAATGTGCGGAGCTTCTTTTTTAAGCACTGACGATTCCATTCCATTCCACTCGCCCGAGTTGATCATTGTTCCCGAAGCTTCTGTATAAGCTTCTGTCATATTTTCGATTTCTTTTCCGTCTTTTGCAATTACCTGAATAATAGGAATATTGAATTTTTTTGCAAACTCAAAGTCACGATCATCATGAGCAGGAACACACATAATCGCTCCTGTACCGTAATCAGCCAATACATAATCAGACAGCCAGATCGGTGTCTTCGCTCCGCTAAGCGGATTGATTGCATAGCTTCCCGTAAATACGCCTGTCTTCTCTTTGTCCTGAAGACGATCTACGTTTGATTTCATTGACGCATCGTAAATATATTTTTCCACTGCTTCTCTTGTCTCATCTGTCGCAAGAGATGCCGCCATCTCATGTTCAGGAGCAAGCACCATAAATGTCGCGCCGTAAAGCGTATCAGGTCTTGTCGTATAAACAGTGATCTTCTCATCTCTTCCGTCAACAGGGAACTCCACTTCTGCTCCGTAGGATTTTCCGATCCAGTCAGCCTGCATCTTCTTTACTTTTTCCGGCCAGTCCAGCTTATCGAGATCATTTAACAGCCGATCTGCATATGCTGTGATCTTCAACATCCACTGACGAAGATTTTTCTTCGTGACTTCCGCTCCGCAGCGCTCGCATTTGCCATTTACAACTTCTTCATTTGCCAAACCGGTCTTACAGGACGGACACCAGTTGATCGGAAATTCTTTTTCATATGCAAGTCCTTCTTTAAACATCTTCACGAAAATCCACTGCGTCCATTTATAAAAGTTCGGATCTGTCGTGTTGACTTCCATGTCCCAATCATAAAGCGCTGCGATCTCATTGATCTGACGTTTAATATTCGCCACATTTTCCGCCGTTGATTTCGCCGGATGTACTCCCATCTTGATCGCATAGTTTTCAGCAGGCAGACCGAATGCATCCCATCCCATCGGATGTACAATATAATATCCCTGCTGAAGTTTATAACGGCTCCATACGTCAGAAATTACATACCCTCTCCAATGTCCGACATGAAGACCGTTTCCTGACGGATACGGAAACATGTCAAGACAGTAATACTTCTGTTTTTTATTTCCGTTATCATCCACTCTTGGATTTACCGAATTTTCCGCCCATTTTTCACGCCACTTTTTTTCAATCGCTTTGTGATTATACATTATCTTTGTACCCATATGTTTCTCTCCTTCATTCATCGTTATATTACGCATAAAAGAAAGCCCTCCGTTCCTGAAAACTCAAGAGACGAAAAGGCTTATTTCCGTGGTACCACTCTTGTTCATCCGACCGGACCGGGAAAACTTTTTTGTTCCTGTATCCTCATCCGACCAAATGCACTCATTCATTCTATAACGGGAATTCCCGCTTTCGTCTACTTGAAGTTCAACGAAAGAACTCCGAGGTGAGTTCACAGTTTACGTTTCTGCCTCGCACCGACCGGCAGTTCTCTGAATACGATACACTCCTACTATTCCTCTTCCATGTTTTTGCAATATCCTTATTCATTATAAATATGTCATTAAAATAAGTCAAGGTATTTTCACCGGAACTATGCCGATTCCGCTATCACTTTCGATTTTTCAAAGTTACGTCAACTCTGCGATTCTGGATACGCCGACATAAATTTCGGATATTTTATACCATGTACTGTAGTCGACTTTCCCCGTTTGCGGCAGTTGAAACACTTCCTGAAATTTTCTGACCGATTCCGCCGTTTTTGAACCGTAAATACCGTCTGCCGTAATTTTAGGTATCGCAGGATACGCTCCCGCAATTACATTCAACTGCTCCTGTATCTGCCTCACCTTTTCTCCGCTTGACCCGATCTCCAATACATATCCCGGCCACGAAGATGGAATACCTGATATTTCCGGCGCAATATTAATATACATGTCATCTCCGTAAAAATAACGAAGAATCTCGATCGGTGTCAAACCTTTATCTCCAAGTTCCTTCGACCCCCATTGTGTCAACCTTTTCGTAACAACATACAAATCATTTTATATCCCTATAAGGTGTCCTTAACGTAAAAACCTGCAACTGTTACTTCTTTATATAATGTATGAAGATGATACAATATTTCTCCCCGGAGCTAATACTCCGGGGAAATGTTTTTTAGTACAGCTGAAATTTATCAAACGCAATGCCAAAACATCCGGCATGTCCGTCCTGTCCATTTCCAGTCTCATTGTCGAACTGCCACGGATAGTAACCGCCGCCGATCGGAGCGACTCTGTACTGCGCTTTTTGATAACCATATTTTGCAACAATATCCGCCGGAGTGTCATAATATACCTCTACGGCATCGATCACAGCTCCCGGATATCCAGCATAGCCGTTATTTGCGTCAGACCAGTTACATCCGGTTACGTAAGGTAACCATCCCTTGCCCTTTACATGCACGCGGTATTTTACAGTACCTTTATTAACCTTTATCGCGATACCGGCGATTGTACGACCCGGAAGTCCTGCAAAATCAGACAGGTTATTCACAAAGGGCAGGATTGTTCCGTCGGTCAACATAACGCCATAAGTAAACACAATGCCGGGATCACCGGATGCTGCACTGCTTCCGCCTCCACTGACAACCGGAGCATCCGGCAACTTGTCCATTCCCATATACTCACGGATTTTATTAATAAAATATGTTTTACAGCCAGATGTGCCCCCATGAATCTCTACAGATCTGTGCGGACACGCTGTTGCATACACCTCCTTGTGCAGCCGGATTGTATTCGTGTTTGGAACGATACCGTACTGCTTACACTTCTGCGCTGCCAGCTTCAACGCATTCTCTTCATTTTTCTTAAAGATTTCCAAATCCCCCATACTCTGACAGACCTCGATCGAATAATAGTTCCGGTTTCCGTCTGTCTGCCCGCAGTGCCATGCTGCGTAGGCATCATCTTCCGCATACAAGATCCCGTCACTAGCTACATAAGCGTGAGCAAATCCGTTTTCTAACGGATGCGTTTGCAGCCATTTTCTGTAAAACGCTGCATTTGCATTTTGTGATCCTGCATCGTTGTGAATAAAAATTCCTCTCGGATTTCCACCTCTAAGTCCTGCTACTCCTCTACAAATACTCATGTTCTTCTCCTTTCTTCCGGCATTTGCACCGGCGCAAAAGAGGGCGATCACTCGCCCTCTGAATCTCCATCTTTATTTACGACCTTGTCTGCAACCTCTAAACCTTTAATCAATATAATCGGCACGTTAAATCCAGCTTCTACGAAATTTTCCAAAATCGAGCGAATCTCATTTATAAGCAAGCTGGCCAGTACGAACCATCCAAGCAATGTAGTGATCCCTAAATCTACACCGATCGCCTTACCGATCTCGATAAAGATTGCCGATGCCCCAAACGCAACCATAATCATAAGCCAGTACCCCAACTTCTTAAGGACGCCTTTCCAGCCTCTGACAGAGTTTTCTTTGTTGGCCATCTTGCTCTTCATCCACCCGGTTATCCAGTCTGCTACATTAAGTAGCAAAAAGGCTGCAAATAAGATCCAGTGCTCTCCTAATATGTAG